GTAGGTCAGATTGCTGACGATGCCACCTGGAGAGATAACATCCTGCCTGGCCCTCATAAAGACACTAAAAAACCTGATGGTTGGGGTAGAAGATATAAGGTAAGAATCATTGGTCTTCATGATCAAGGTGAAGAAGAGATTGATTCCAACGATCTGCCCTGGGCACAAATCATGTATCCCGTAACTGGTGGGGGTGGACAAACCTCCTCTAGTCATACATCAAACCTTAGACAAGGTACGATGGTATTTGGATTCTTCCTTGATGGACAAGAACAGCAAATACCAGTTATCATGGGTGTGCTTGGACATAATGTTCAGGTTCCATTATCCGCAAAGATAGGTGACAATAGAGTCACTAACAATACACCTGGTCCTCTTGCTGCAAGTGGATATGCAGAGGGTAGAAATCCACCCCCTAATACACCCGCTGATGGTGGTCCTAATCCAGTTGTCCCTGATGATGATCTCAAGGTTACCAAACCTAAATCTGAAGCACAGCAGCAGGAAGAGGCAGAACCATCCCCAGGCACTCAACTTAATAAGTATGGATTAGACCCAAGTAAACCTCTCTCCGATGAGCAATTTGCCGACATGCGGAGTGCGGTTGCTGAAGCAGAAGCACTCGGATACGAAAAGGGTAGTCCAGAGTATGAGGATCTCAAACAGAAAAGAGTTGCTGAAGGTATCCGTAACCGTAAGAAAGCAGCAAACTCACCTGCAGCACCAGTTCAACCTGGACCAACACTTGAAGGTGTTGATGACGTATCTGTTATCTCTTCTGCTGACACAAAGAGAAATGATCATTATCGTCAGAAGAAGGTAATGCTAAGCACCTGTAGTTTCCCTCAATCAAACTCCAAGGGATTGCAGACGGTGCTTGACAATCTTGTCAAGAAGATAGAAAAGTATGTAAATACATTTCAAAGTTATATTGATAAGGTCTCCAATACAATTGAAGATATTCAGCTAGTCATGAAAAACGCTGCACGCGAGATCGCAAAGTATATTAAACCCATGATGGATAAAGTTATGGAATTTGTGATGAAGAAACTAAATGAAGCACTCACAACTGTGGTTGCTGCTTTGCCATCTAGTATGAGATATCTTTTTGCAGACATGAAGAAGATGCTCACGGAGTTAATTCTTTGTCTTTATAATAAACTCACTCAGGGTCTTGAAGATTTAATTGGAGCTGTTCTTGATAAGGCACTTAATCTCGCTGGACTTGAGAATAAGGCAAAGGCAGCTGCTGCAAATTCAAATGGTGATGACGATTCATACAGAAGGTTAGCACCTAAGGTTCCTCCTTGTTATGCAGAAGATATTACAGCACAAGTTTTTGCTGTAGCAGCACCAGAAATTGATGAGGCAAATAATTCACTTATTCAAAATCTTGATAATTTCTTAGAGGACACACAGAAACAACTTGCTGGTGTCAGCGGAGCACTTGATGGAATGATGAATAAGATTCCAGACATCTCTGGTAGTCTTACCTCAGCACTTGGATTTGAGAATATCAAAATGAATTTGTTTGGTTGTGAATTAGAACCTAACTGTCCCGTTGATGATTACTACACACTTCAAGGTGGTGGTGCAGGTCAACCAGATGCTAAATTGCCCAATGATACAGCAGTTGAGAAGGCAGCAGCAGCACAGGATCCTCGTGAGGTTGCGGCACCTAAAGAAGATATTGGATATGTTCAACCAACTAGCGGTCAGCAGGACACTAAACCAAGTGGATCTGATCCGATGGGTGCAGAACTTGACGCAGAACTTGATAGAGCTCGTGCGGGAGATAGATCTGGTCTTGATGATGCTCTCGAAATTTCATAATAAATACTCAATATGAAGACAAGATATAATCAATAATGTCATTCAACCTCTTCGGACCTGCCACTATCTGTGACATTAAAGTCGGATACATTTCGACTGATAGAGGGTACGTTGATGGTATCAGCAGATATGAAGCCAATCAATATGCTGCGCTGAATCCTGGCACTCAATTTATATTTAAAAATAGAGATCTGATTAGATATCTCAATATTAATGAGGTAAATAAACTCACTCCCGATGATCTCTTACCCAACAAAATTCCAACAAACGGGTGTGATCAGGAGAGTGTCAATACATTTGGATTAGATATTTACAATTCAGATGGTTCTATAAACAAAGATGCTGTCATTTCCGTTACACCAGGCACTCCTGTAAACGTAGGTTCTCCTAGAGTTTATATTAATGGTGGCGGTGGAGTAGGTGCTGCCGCGAACGCCGTAATTGGAAATGATGGATCACTTCTCGCCGTTGATGTTATTGATGGTGGTTATGGATATAGATTTCCACCTCAAATTGACATCGTTGACCTTGAAGGATTAGGTTCTGGCGCGGTTGCTATAGCAAGTCTCTGTCCCCCTGATAAAGTAGGAACTCTTCAAACTTTTGAAAATGAGGAAGATTTTGAAGAATATGATTTTACAAGTTGTGCTCCTGCTCAGGTATCTTTTGGTAGGAGACAAGGTGCTGATGGTGAAGACTTAGGCGAATGGGATCCAACACTTTATGCATCACTTAAAGTTGATCCAATCAGAAGAGAAATTATTGCTTATCAGGCATTCTTAGATAGTATTCGTGATGGATGGTGGAATACAAGGAAAGCAAAACCAATTGAAATTATTGCTGATGATAAGAAGGGTAATGTAAAGTATGATGTTCAGCACTGGGCATGGGGTGGTTCAAGAGAAGTTAAAAAAATCCCTAGCAAGAAAGAAAACTTTCAAGAAATTGAGTTCAAAGTCTATACTCAGGGTGGAAATCAAAGAGATAGAAATTTAATGTTCACCTTCGTGGAGAAAAATGGTGATCATAGATTTAAAATCAAAGCAGCAAGTTTCCAAGATGCTAAAGTTAGTAAGGTCAAAATAAAACTTAAACCTAATGCAGTTTATACTGTTAATGCCTCAGGAAGATATAAGGGTAAGGGAGTAGAGCAAGGTCTTATTGAATCTTTTGGCAGAAAACCAAAGGAACGTGATAAAAGATTTACTGATGGAAATAAAATCTTTGCAGATTTTGTTAAGAGTGGAAATGATAATGATGACTTACAAATTGAGGCAACACAAGGTAAGTTCAAGACGGATAATAGAAGAAAAATTGATGGACATAGCACTTATGATTTAACCTATCAAGTTGTAGACTCTGGTCAATTTAAGGCAGAAGAAAAAACTAAAGTTGTCAAAAAAATTGACGACTCATTTATGAATCGTTTTGCAATCTCTCCAGTCCCACCATCTAACGTGCGTGGTAGTGATTTTGCTGGCATTCAGTATGCATTCATCTACGAGGAGAACTTTCCTTACGATGGTGAATATGTCTTTAAAGCGATGGCAGATAATGTCGGTGAGGTATATGTTGACAACGAATCGATTTTCCAGTTCAGAAGATTCAAAGGTGGACCAGATGTAGTTAAGAAATTTATCAAAGCAGGTGTTCACAAAATTAGATGTGATTTACTTAATGTTCCTATAAAAGAGAAGATTAAACCTGCCGATATTGGTGGATGTCCAACTGAGATTGATTTTAAAGTAACCACAGATGCAGGTTTTGCAAATGGAATCAGAATTCCTGATTTAGATATTGATCTTGCTAAAAAGCGTGATGGTAAACAATTAAATAAATCTTTCCGACGCACGGTTGAACTTGGAAGAGAGTATGACGTTATTTGCACTAGCAATAGTCAGGGTGGTGGAAGAAGGAGTAATGAATATAAGATTGAAGTAGCAGATCGTGGAAGTTTGGGAAGGGGAGACAGAGCTGCAGTTAAGGATGTTTCTAATAAGACAATTAAATTTACTGATTCGACCAGTCAAATGGATACGGATGCTGAATTTAAAATTTTATCTACATCTCCTGGAGTTAGTGCTAAGTTTACTGGAAGTAATGACAAGGACCTTAAATTAGTTGTTAGCGGTGAGGGTAATGTCACTTTACAATTGAAGTGGGATGATGACCCAAATAAAAACGGAGAGGCAGTTGGTAACATCAAAGTCGCTGGTGAGACGTGGAAACAGAGAGCATTCAGGGATAAGAAAGATGAATTAACGAAAACTGTCAAGGTTAGTGGTGGTGATGGTGGTCGCAATAAAGCTAATATTAGACTTAGAACTGCTGGAGAAAATGTGCTTCAGATGGAAGAGCACACAGATAAAGACTGGCAAGATTTAGTTTGCACCGTTAGTTGTGGTAGGTTTATCAAGATTAATGGAAACAGATGTAAATTAATATTTGATGCACCTAAAAAACAAACAGGTAGATCAACACAATCTACTGGTGAAAAACCAAGAGAGATTTTTAATACTCTCGACTACATCAACAGAGCAGACAGAAAACTCTATAGAATAAATCCAAACGCTGGAAAAGATTCTAATTTCCTGAATAGATTTGGTGTGCTTCCATTTAACCCTGCTGCTGTTGAGAGGGAAGAAGTTCTTGTTCCTGTTAAGTCACCACCTCAACCAAAACCAAGAGCAACAATTGAAAGACGCGGTGATGAACTTTTCCTAAAAGTGACTGGTGGTGGTAGAGTCAAAGTTGATTTTAGATTAAAGACTGATGACAGTCAATTTGATGATGATGGTGTCTTCGCAAGAGAAATTGTTATCAAGACTGATGATAATGATTTAAAATTAAAAAGAGACATTACAAAAAGATTTAATGCATCCGGCAAAAGTAGATTTCAGGGACGTGATGTTTACAGCGAGAGAATAAAAGAAAAAGAAACAATAAGAGGTTCTGGCATCTTTACTGGAGGAAAAGCTTATCGTATTAAAGTGATTGGTGCTGGTTCATCCAGATCTGGTTTTAAAACAATTGACAAAACTACAGTTGGTTTTGATGATGACATTAAAAACGGATATGATGAAAATGGATTGCTTAATATTACCAACGTCAAAATTCTTCAAGAGTCGGATGCTAGATACGAAACCAAACAAAATCAAGTTACCAAAGTTGTAAAAAGATTCCCTCAGAAACCAAATGCTTCAACTGATGCATATGCTGGAATTCATGTCATCAGATGGGAGCACGTAGAATTTCCCGTGGATGGAAACTACAATATTGAGACTATGGTTGATGATAATGCGAAGATCTTTATTGGAAATCGTGATGGTAATGGAAAGAAAGCAATCGGTAATGGTCTGAGAAGTGTGGAAAAGGGTGGTGATGAAGTAATTATTGAGAAGAGAGGATTTGCTCAGGGATCTAGCACAGGCAAGAGTATCGACACCAGATTCTTTAGAAAAGGTAAGTATAGAATTCGTGTAGAACTTGAGCAGATTCCAGGAAAACCTCTGGCAAAAGGTAATCCCATGGCATTCGCCATGAAGATTCAGTCTCCTGGTGCTGAAGAGATTGAGGTGATCTCTGCACGCAGTTGGAATGAAAACCCCATGGGTGTGGCACTTAAGATTGATCCACCACTTCCTCCTATTCCTCAGGAACCAGTCCCCAGAGCACCTGGCAGATGTCCAAACAATCCCATCTGGTCTACTAGGTTTCCTGATGGTGAGAAGAAGTGGTGGCCGGTGACTCATGCCAATCAAGATGGTTCTAAAACTTGGTCTAAGTTTATGAATCGTTTTGCAGTATCACCTGTTCCTCCTCTTTCTACAAAGGGAACTGCCCAAGGTGGAATTGTATTCAGTAACTCATGGAATGTTGAAGTTCCCTATGATGGTTTCTATGGTATGAAGGGAACCGTTGATAATGGTGGTAGAATTTTGGTTGACGATAAAGTTATTCTTCAAGGTGGATACTTTAGTGGTGCAAAATTTGCAGGTCCTGATAGAACTCTTGAGGGGTTCCGTTCTGAAACTCCTCAAACTGTTAAGTTCCCTCTGACTCAGGGCAATCATAAGATTACAGTTGAGGTTGAGAATAGGGCACAAACAAAACAAAAGAGAATTAAAAAAACCATATTCAATACTGCTGACTGGGCAATTGAGCAGGCGATCCCTGTGACACAGAATAACACTTATGATGTTGTTTATATTGGTCTACACCCTAGAAATAAAAAGTTAAGAGTTTCTGGAGACAGAAAGAGAGTTGATTTTATTGACGGTGGTGGAAGCGATATTAATGGAAGTCTAAGAATCATGTCTGGTGATGCAACATTCTCTGCTGATGGAAGAAAAATTTCAGGAAAAGGAGTTATTAAAGC